TCTTTTGCTAGGATTAGGCCATGCCTACTACTAAAAAAGAGAAACTAAACGGAGCTGTCAGCCTTTGGTCAAACAGCTATAACGCCCCAACCGGATACGGCCAGCAAGCCACACACTTGCTAGACAACCTCAAAAGGTCTGGGCTCGATGTCCAGATGTTGTCGAACTACGGACTCGAAGGTGTGCCAACAACTGTCCAAACAGCTTATGGCAAAGTGCCACACTTCCCAAGAGGCATTGACCTTTACAGCAACGATGCTGCACCGATAGATCACGCGAACCTCATTGCCAAAGACCCTGACAAGCCAAACCTGTTTATCAGCCTTTACGATGTTTGGGTTATGCAATCTAAGGGCTACGACAAGTTCCCTATTGCCTCATGGGTGCCACTAGATCATGTTACTATGCCACCAAAGGTTGAGCAGTGGCTTCGCAAGCCTAATGTCACACCTATCGCGATGGCACCTCATGGCGTTAGGCAGATGACAGCCAAGGGCATCGAGTGTGAGTATGTCCCTCACGCTGTTGACACAAAGGTTTACAAGCCAACCTTTGAGATTGGCAAACACGCCATCAACGATTACCTTGGTATCAAAGAGGATGAGTTCCTTGTCGGAGTTGTTGCAGCTAACAAGGCCAGCGGTCTGATTCATAGGAAAGCTTTTGGCGAATTGCTGATGGCCTTTAGCATCTTCTCTAAACAGCAACCTGACGCTTTGCTTTATCTCCACACCGACCCTTATGGAATGGCAGGGGGCTGGAACCTTATTCAGATTCTGCAATCGCTCGGTATTCCAAAAGACAAGGTGCTACTGCCCAACCCACAGGACTACCGCTTTGGAATGTCTAAGAAAGACCTTGCAGCTATCTACACCAGGATGGATGTGCTACTTGCCCCTAGCTACGGCGAAGGCTTTGGAGTGCCGGCACTAGAGGCTCAGGCTTGTGGCACTAGAGTCATCGGATCTAACTGGGCTGCAACTCCTGACCTAATCAGCGAGGACTCATGGCTTACCGATGGACAGCCAAGCTGGGATGCAGGGCAAGATGCCTGGTGGCAGACACCTAACATCCCAAGCCTTGTCAACGCCCTCAAAGAGTCTTACTACGCAAAGCGAGGCCCATCACAGGTTGCCATTGACTTTGCTAAAGACTTTGACATCGAAACTGTCTGGGATAAGCATTGGGTTCCGGTGCTAAAGAAACTACTCAAGTGATTGCTTGGATAAGCCATCACCTGCCTGAGTTTTGGCAAGGCAAGCTTGTCGGCGGTGCAGAGATGACCGATGCCACCTTGCTCGAGGATGCACCTGTTGAAGTAAAGACATTCTTGCCAAGCCAATGGCGTGAGGCTATGGAGTTTGACCAGATAGTCATAACCGGAACAGACCTGCTAGATGCAGAGGCAATGACAGAGCTGGCAAAGAAACAACCAGTTGTCGCGGTCCATCACTTACAAACAAGAACTCAGGAAAGAGCCAACCTATTCAACTCAGCTAAAGTGCTTATCTGCCGAACACCTAAACACCTAGAGCTTGAGCTTGAGTGGACTAACCCCAAGGCAAGTACCTGGATTGTTTCGCCACTAGATCCGAATGATTTTACAGCCAAACCCAAAGAGGATTTTGCACTATGGGCTGCAAGATGGCATCCTCAAAAGGGTCCAGAGCAAGCTATTCAGTGGGCACAGCAAGAGAACCTGAAGCTGATTATGATGCATGACAAGACAAGGGCAGAAGTGCTAGAGGCTATGAGCCGAGCCAAACACTTTGTATTCTTACCACAAGGCTTTGATGCCGAACCAAGATCAGTTGTTGAGGCAGTCTTGTCAGGTTGCCAGGTATACACCAATGACCTAGCTGGCATAAGCTCAATACCTAACTGGCGTGACCCACAAATCCTGACCAAGCTGGTCACTAATGCAAAGGAACTATTTTGGCAGACAGCTCTCAACTAAACAAGACAACGATCAGTATTGTCCTAGCCATCTGGGGCGAGGGCTACTCACAATTCCTACCTCAATGGTTTGAGGCTGCTCAAAAGCTAGAAAGAGATTATGACGAGATTGTTGTTGTCACAGATAACAAAAACGCCAGTGCAGTCTTATCTGCCATAACCGACTTCTCCAAGATACGAATTAGGGTTGAGGAACACACCGAGTTTGCTGGCTACTGGAATAGGGCTATTGACCTAAGCACAAGCAAGTGGATTGCCTTTTGCTGTGCTGATGATTACTTCTTGCCAGAGGCTCTAAACGAGGTTGATGAAGCCGACCAGTTGGATGCCAACTTGATACTCGATAACTTGATTCACAAGGGTACCAATGTTAGACAAACCGCTTACTGGGATCAAGCCAATGTAAAAACTGACTTCAGGCTAATGGGTGGAAACACCATAACTAAGCGACTGTGGGAAGCAGCAGGTGGATTCCCAACAGGTTTCCAGTTCGCTGACTGGGGCTTTGCTCTAAGGCTTGCTAAGACAGGTCTAGTGAAAACCTATGCTGCCACTACAAATCGAATTGTCTATGATGTCGGTTATGACCGCCACACCATGTCAGGAGCAAGCCTGTCAACTCAAGATAGGGCCAATGGACAATCTCAGATAGACAACCTGGCCAGAGAGCTAGGGCTTTAGAGAGTATCCTTTTATCGGATAGACTAGGACAATTATGGCAATCACAAACGGCTACGCCACCTTGGCTCAGGTAAAAGCAGCACTCAGAATCACAGACAGCGTTGATGACCCACTATTAGAGATGGCTATTGAGTCAGGCTCTAGGGCTATTGACGGATACGCCAACCGGAACTTCTACTCATCCGGCTCGGCAGTCAGAGTCTTTACACCTAGCGACAGCTTTGTCACAGAGATTGACGATTTAATCAGCCTGACAACTCTAAAGACAATGACCGATGATGACTCCAACTTTGACACAACTTGGAGCTCTAGCGACTACCAGCTTGAGCCACTAAACGGCAGAGCTGACGGACTAATCTCATCCTTCACAAGCATCAGAGCTGTTGGAGATTACCTATTCAGCCAATTCGAGCAAGAGGCAACTGTGCAGGTCACAGGTGTTTGGGGTTGGGCAGCAGTCCCAATCTCAGTGACCCAGGCAACAGTCATTCAGGCATCGAGGATCTACAAGCGACTAGACAGCCCACTCGGTGTTGCAGGTATCTCTGACATTGGAATCATGAGAGTCAGCAACAGGCTAGACCCAGATGTTGCCCAGCTTGTTGACCCACTACGCAGAATCAGGTTTGCATAGTGGCAAGCATTACCGACCTACGGACAGCTATTGCTACAAACCTAGGCACCATTGTCGGGCTTAGAACCAGCCCAGAGATGCCAGACAACCCAAACCCACCAATCGCCCTAGTCAGGCCTGTGACAGTTGAATACAACCAGGCGATGGCCAAGGGTCTAACCAAATACAGCTTTGTCGTTGTTGTTATTGTTGGCCGAGCCGATGAGAGAACAGCACAGAGATCGCTTGATAACTACTGCTCATCAACAGGGTCCTCAAGTATCAAGAACGCAGTAGAATCAGATAAGACACTTGGTGGCAATGCCTACGATTGCCGAGTGACTGAAATGAGAAATTACACCCCCATCCAGCTAAACGAAGGCACTTACCTAGCAGCGGAGTTCGCTGTTGATGTGTTTGCCGACTAGGAGAAAAACAAACAATGCCAAAGTTCATCGCCACAAACTACAATGTCACAATCAACGGCACAGACTTTAGTTCCTCACTTGCATCGGTTGAATTGCCGATTGAAGTAGAAACTCAGGACACTACCGCTTTTGGTGCAACATTCCGTACCGCAATCGCAGGATTGCAGACCGGCTCAATCACCCTAGAGTTCCACCAGGACTTTGGAGCAGGAGCCATTGACACAGTTCTTTACCCACTACTAGGCACAAACGCCACAGTGACAGTACGCCCAGCAGGAACCGCTACAAGTGCAACCAACCCTGCCTTTACTGGTACTTACCTTGTGACCCAGTATTCCCCATTCAACTCAACCATCGGTGACCTCGCCACACTATCTGTGACCTGGCCTCTAAATGGTGCATTGACAAGGGCAACAGCCTAAGACCATGCAAATCCCATTCATAGTTGAGTTTGTGGATGGTAATAAAGAAAAGGTTGTCACTGGCACCCCAGACTTTATTGCCTTCGAAGAGAAGTACAACTTGGCCATCACGACTATCCAGTC